CGCCTTTCAGGGGGTGGCGGTGTTGCTGGCGGGTGTGTGCGGTGCGCATGCGGCCATTACGCGCCGCGCTGCTGTGCCGCGCATCCCCCAAGCAATGGACCGCCGCGCCGCGCTGTCCCCCGCCTGTGGGGTGGGTGCATGAGGCCGGCGGGTGAGATCAGCCTGGCGCTGCTGGGTGCGGCGCGCGAGCTGTGCACCGCTGAGCAGTGCCCCACGCTGCCCGAGCTGGCGGCGCATGCCCAGGTGGGCTACGAGGCGGCGCAGACCACGCTGAAGAACATGACGCGCCATGGCCGCATGCGCATCGTGCGCACGCGCAAGGTGGCCTACCGCAACAGGCCGGTGGCGGAGTACGCGCCAGCCGAAGAAGCGGCCGACCAGGCTGCTGGCCTGGTGGACCTGGGCCGGGTCATCGGCGCCGCCTGGCGCTGACAACAAGAACAACGAGCAGACACGCAAAGGTTTACAGGGTGCATTCCAACAACTCCGGGCACGGGGCGGGCCAACTGCCCCCGATTCGTTTTGAGGCGCTGGCCACGGCCTTGCTGGCCATGGCAGACACGCTGTTGCCCATGTGGCTGCCGGGTGGCGTGAAGCGGGGCCCCGAGTGGGTCTGTGGCTCGCTGGATGGTGAGCCGGGCACCAGTTGCGCGGTGAACATGGTCACCGGCGCCTGGGGCGATTTCAGCACCGACCAGAAGGGCGGCGACCTGATCAGCCTGTACGCCGAGATGCACGGGCTGACGATGGGCAAGGCGGCGCTGAAGGTGGCGCGAGACCATGGCCTGGAAGACGTGGCCGGTGTGCAGCGCGATGGCACGCACGTGGCGCCTGTGCGTGCCCCGGCACCCCCTGCGCAGCCGAAGGCCCGCGAGACCGAGGGGTGGACCACGGTGCGCCCTGTGCCGCCGGATGCGCCGCGGGTGAACTTCAGCCACTGGCACCGGCAAGACAGCGACATAGACCACGTGGCCGAGTACCGGCACGGGGACGACCTGCACGGTTATGTGGTGCGCTTTCGCACCAGCGACGGCGGCAAGGACACGCTGCCGCGCACCTGGTGCCGCAGCGAGCGCGACGGCTCGCTGAAGTGGCATTGGAAGCACTGGGACGAACCACGCCCGCTGTACTTTCCCCGCCACACGCTGCCCGGTGGCAGCACGGTGGTGCTGGTGGAGGGCGAGAAGAAGGGCGACGCGCTGCAGGCGCTGCTGGACGCGGGCGCACCTGGGGTGTATTGCGTGGCCAGCTGGCCGGGCGGGTGCAAGGCTTGGCAGAAGGCGGACTGGTCGCCTCTGGCGGAGTGCTCGGTGTTGCTGTGGCCAGACTGCGACAGCAAGCGTGAGCCGCTGAGCAAGGCTGAAAAGGACGCGCACCCGGACCCGACTGCCCGCGCGGTGCTGGAGCAGGCGAAGCCATTCCTGCCTTACAACGACCAGCCGGGCATGAAGGCGATGCTGGGCATTGGCGCGCACCTGCGCGAGGCGCAGCGCTGCTTTGTGCAGATGCTGGTGGTGCCGCCCCCGGGCATGGTGGCCGATGGCTGGGACTGCGGCGACGCGATCAACACCGACGGCTGGGACTTCGAACGGGTCCTGGCTTTCTTTGGGCAGGCTCAGCCGCTGGTGTCAGCAAGCACGCCAGAGGGCGAGCAGGATGCGAACGGGGCCGGTGGCCAGCCGCCCGCGCCACCACCGCCGCCAGAAAAAAACGATCCCCCCGCTGACGCTGAGGACAGTGGTTCCAGTGGTGGCGCAGGCCGGGGCCCTGAGTGGCTGCGGCCGTTCTGGAACAAGAAAAAGCATTACTGGATGGTGAGCCGGGAGCTGGTGATCGCCGCGCTGGAGAACGACCTGCAGCTGGTGGGCCTGGTGGCGGTGAACCGGCTGACGAACAACATCGACCTGCGCCGCGCGCTGCCGGGCAGCAACATCCCGGCCGGGCCGATGACGGGCGCGACCGACCTCCTGCTGGGCCGGTACCTGAGCGTGACCTACGGCCTGCCCAGCATCAGCCGCGCGGCGCTGAGCGAGGGGATCGAGACCGTGGCGCACCAGAACGAGTTTCACCCGGTGCAGCATTACCTGCAGGATCTGCACGACAGCAAGGCCTGGGACGGCACGAAGCGCCTGGACAAGTGGCTGCCGTGGGTGATTGGCGAGATGGACCCCAAGACCGGCGCCAGCACGCTGCCGCCCAAGGTGTTTGAGTACCTGTGCCTGGTGGGCCGGTTCTTTCTGCTGGGCATGGTGAACCGGGTGATGAACCCGGGCTGCAAGTTCGACTACTGCATGGTGCTGGAGGGCAAGGGCGGGCTGATGAAAAGCACGCTGTTCAAGACGCTGGCGGGGAAGGCCTGGTTTTCGGACACGCACTTTGACGTGGGCCGCGGCAAGGATGGCCAGGAGCAGGTGCAGGGCCTGTGGGTGTACGAGCTGGCCGAGCTGGCGAGCTTCAGCAAGGCGGACATCAATTTGATCAAGGCGTTCATCAGTGCCGAGGTGGACCGGTACCGCCCAAGCTATGGCCGCGTGGTGGAGGCCTACCCTCGCCAGTGCGTGCTGGGTGGCACCACGAACGAAAAGCACTGGCTGCGGGACCGCACAGGCAACCGCCGATGGTGGCCGGTACCGGTGCAGCACCGCATCAAGATCGAGTGGCTGGCCAAGTACCGCGACCAGTTGCTCGCCGAGGCGTTTTCCGAGTACCTGGAGGGCGCGCGGTTCTACCCCCTGCCTGAAGAGGAAGAGCGGCTGTTCGTGCCGATGCAGGACAAGCGCCTGGTGGAAAGCACGGTGATGAGCGCGCTGCTGGAGGTGCTGACCCGCCCGGCCACGCCTGGGGGCATTGGCTCGATCGTGAACAAGGACGCGGCGTTCGTGACCATCAAGCAGCTGAACGAAGCGCTGCATGTGGACGCGGGCAAGAGTTCGGCCGCGCTGGATGGGCAGATCCGCGCCTGGCTTGACAGCGAGGGCTGGGAGTACGGCAAGAAGCAGGTGAACGGCGTGCGGGCCCATGGCTACAGCCGCCCCAAGGGCTGGCCGCGCGAGCTGCCGGACGATGAAGACACAGAGCCCGCGCCACCACCCGCGCCAGTGAATCCACCGCCACCGCTGTCACCAGCGGCGGCATTTCTCACACAGGAAGCCGATGACGCACCGTTCTGAGCCTGACCGGCTCACGGGGCACGAATCGCCCTGCACCACACACCGTGCCAGACGCAAGATTGGCAGCACGGTGACCCACGGCCGCACCCGGCCGTGTTGTGGTGCTGTGGCAGGGACGTCGGTGCATGCGCCGATGACGTAGTGTCCAAGTGTCCATGGTGTCCAGCCTCCACCTGGGAGGGCATGGGCTGCTCTCTCCCTCTGAAAGCTGGGTTGGAGCTGCTGCATGGTCTGGTCACTGTGTCCACCACCCCAAGCCAGCGGGCGGGCGTGCACGGCGGTGCGCACCTGCACAAGCGCGTGTGCGCGAGCCCCTACCCCTGTACTCATTTCTCTCTATAGAAAACCTTGGACACCATGGACACCAGACAGCAAAGCAGTGAAGCAGCACAAGCCACGCCATCGGCTGACCAGGAAGCGATGAGGGTCTACGTGGACGCGCAGCTGGACACCATCAAGGCCCACATGCCCATGACCTACAAGGCCATCAAGGACAAGGCGGGTGAGATCGGTAGCAAGGCCTACAGCTTTGTGCGCCAGGGCGTGGCGGGCAAGCCCAACACGTTCTACGCCATCGAGGCCGGGCGCGCGGTGGGCACGCCGTTTGTCAACGTGGTGGGCGCTGAGCAGCTGGCGGAATACATCCGCCAGTTCGGCTGCACCTTCCTCATTCTGTGGGCCGCTGAAGCCCAGCAAGGGGGCAACGATGGCACGCATTGAATGGGTGAAGCAACGGCTGGACAACTGGGCGCGCTGGAAGGCCCGCGAGCAAAGCCACGGCCTGGGGTTTTACAGCCAGAGTGCGTTTCTGCGCATGGCGGTGGACGTGAGCGGCATGCGCGAGACCACGATACCGACCGACGACGTGGAAGCCCGCGCCACGGACGATGCGGTGCAAAGCCTGCTGGCCGAGTACACACATCTGCACCGCACCCTGGTGCTGATCTACCTGGAAGACACCGGCATCAAGGTGGCCGCCCAGCGCTTGGTGTGCGCTGAAAGCACCGTGAAGGCCAGGCTAGAGCAGGCGGACCTGCGCATCTCCACCTTCCTGCGGCTGAAGGCGCAGGAGAAGGAAGAGCGTGAAGCGGCGGCAAATAAGAGTTTTACACCTTAGACTTTTCTGGCACATTTCAGGCAAGCTGCAGCGAACGTGTCACCCGGCACCAAGCGAACCGCCCAACCCCGCAGGATTGCACCCCCTGCGGGGTTTCTTTTTGGTGCCACACAACATGCCCAACGCTGCACCAAAACCCTGCGGTCATGCAGGCTGCGGCAAGCTGGTGCGCGATGGCACCAGCCGATGCGAGGCGCACAAGCGCCCCGAGTGGAACAAGAAGCCCGACGCGCCCAAGCGCATCACCGGCCGCAAGCTGCAACGCATGCGCGCTGAGCTATTCCAGCGTGACCCGCTGTGTGCAATGTGCAAGGCCCAAGGGTTCATCAAGCTGGCCACGCAGCGCGATCACATCGTGCCGCTGGCTGAAGGTGGCAGCGACACGGCAGACAACGAGCAAGGCCTGTGTGTCGAATGCCACGAGGCCAAAAGCCTGGCCGAACGCCTGCGAGCACAAGCCCGGGCGCGCGGCTGATCGGTGAAGGGTAGGGGGGTGGTCAAAAGTCTGGCCCCTCCCACCGGAAACCGACCGCTTAACCAAATTTTTGTGTGCGCGGGTTTTGATGGGGGGGGTACTCCCCGGCAGGGCTGGCGCCGAACCCCCGACCGCCTGGTGCGGTGAGACCTGAACATCCCGAGGACCAACCCATGACAGGAAGCCGCGGGCCGCTGCCCAAGCCTGCGGCCCTGAAACTGCTGGAAGGCAACGCCGGCAAGCGATCGCTGGACTTGACGGCCGGCGTGAACCCGCGCATCGAGATCCCGAGCCCGCCCAAGCACCTGGGGGTCGAAGCGAAAAAAGAGTGGAAGCGCATCACGCCGCTGCTCGAAGAGCTCGGCCTGGTCAGTGGCCTGGACCGCACCGCCCTGGGGTTGTACTGCCAGGCGGCCGGTCGACTGGCCGAGCTGGAGACTGCCTTCAATGGCCAGGTGGCCCGACTGGTGAGCGACAAGGGCATGGACTACGCCGATGCGGTGTACCAGGCCAGCTACTCGGTGACGCCCAGCGGCTACGCCCAGCAGAGCGTGATCGTGCAGCTGATCGGCAAGCACCGCGAGCAGGTGAACCGCTACCTGATGCACTTCGGTTTGAGCCCTGCGGCCCGTGGCCGGGTGCAGCCTTCCAACTACGTGCAGCCCACGCTGCCGGGCATTGACCCGAAGCCGGAAACCCCGGCCAGCGGCTTCGCGCGCTTCGCAGTCGTCGGGCGGTGAACCGCTACGTCGAGGCCGCGCTGGGCTATGCCCGGGCGGTGGTGGCGGGTGAAGTGCCCGCCTGCAAGTGGACGCGCCTGGCCTGTCAGCGCCAGCTGGACGACCTGGAGCGCGAGCCCGGCGACGGCTGGCCCTACGTGTTTGACGCGGACCGAGCGGCCCGGCCGTGTGAGTTCATCGAGCTGCTGCCGCACATCAAAGGCAAGTGGGCACGCGAGCGCAGGCTGATCGAGCTGGAACCGTGGCAGTGCTTTGTGCTGACCACCACCTTCGGCTGGATCCACGCCGAGACCGGGCTGCGCCGCTTCCGAGAGGGCTACGTCGAGGTGCCCCGCAAGAACGCCAAGAGCACGCTGTCCAGCGGGCTGCTGCTGTTCATGCTGGCCGCCGACGGCGAGCACGGTGCCGAGTGCTACAGCGCCGCCACCACCCGCGACCAGGCGCGCATCGTCTTTGATGACGCCCGCGCCATGGCCGACCGCACGCCAGACCTGCGCACCTACCTGGGCGTGGCCATCATGCAGCACAGCCTGACGGTGGCACACACCGCCAGCAAGGCCGCACCGCTGGCCGCTGAAGGCAGCACGCTGGACGGGCTGAACGTGCACTTTGCCGTGATCGATGAACTGCACGCGCACAAGACGCGGGCCGTGTACGACGTGATCGACACCGCCCGCGGTGCGCGCGAGCAGTCGCTGTTGTGGAACATCACCACCGCCGGTACCGACCGCAGCGGCATCTGCTACGAGCGCCGCACGCACGTGACCAAGGTGCTGGAGGGCGTGATCGAAGACCCGGCCATGTTCGGTGTGGTCTACACCATCGACGAGGGCGACGACCCCTTCGCGCCCAGCAGCTGGGCCAAGGCAAACCCGAACTGGGGCAAGTCGGTGCTGCACGACGACATGGTGGCCAGCGCGCGCAAGGCCGAGTCCATGCCCTCGGCGCTGAACAACTTTCTGACCAAGCGCCTGAACGTCTGGGTCAGCGGCGAATCGCCCTGGATGGACATGCGGGCCTGGGACCGCTGCGGCGATCGCGCCCTGCAGCAGCTCGAAACCTTCCACGGCGCCAAGGCCTGGATCGGTCTGGATCTGGCGCAAAAGAAAGACTTCGCAGCGCTGTGCATCGTGTTCGAGGTCGACGGCCTGTGGCACGTGTGCACACGCCTGTACCTGAACGAGCTGGCCATCCAGGAAAGCGGCAACGCTCACCTGAGCGGCTGGGCGCGGCAGGGCTACGTGCAGGTGACTGACGGCGACATCACTGATTTCGATGTGGTGGCCGAAGACCTGCGCAACCTGTGCCGCAACTTCGACGTGCAGGAGATCGCCTTCGACCCGGCGCTCTCCATGTACTTCGCCGGCAAGCTGATCGAAGAAGGCCTGCCGCTGGTGGAGATTGCGCAGCGGTCGCTGTTTTTCACGCCGCCGCTGATCCAGGTCGAGAACCTGGTGCTTGAGAAAAAACTGCGCCACGACGGCAACCCTGTCATGACGTGGATGGTGTCGAACCTGGTGGTGAAGGTCAGCAAGTTCAACGAGCTGCGATCGCCCACCAAGGAACGACCGGAAAACAAGATCGACGGACCGATCGCCATGCTGATGGCGCTCGGCCGTGCCCTCAACAACGACAGCACTCCGGTGCCCGAACTGATCATCCTATGACCGCAACAACCTGGTACAACGCCGAGCGCGTCAGCCAGAGCGGCAGCGTCGTCCTGAAAAACTGGATGGCCTCGCGCTCGGCGGCGAAGGTGCAGGCTTCGGTGCCCATCAGCGAGATCACGCCCGGCACGGAGATGTACGACATCATGACCGGTGGCCTCCGCTCGGTGGCTGGCCAGCACGTGACCGAGCGCAGCGCCATGAGCGTGGCCGCGGTGTATGCCTGTGTCGGCTTGATCGGCGGGGCCATTGCGTCCATGCCGTTCCATCTGTTCCGGCGCACCGAACAGGGCCGCGACCGCTACGACAGCGACCTCTGGTGGCTGTTCAACGAGTCGCCGTTTGATGGCTGGACCGCCGCCAGCGCCTGGCACTTCTGTGCGCAGTCGGTCGCTCTGCGTGGTGATGGCTTCTGGCAGATCCACCGCGCCAGCCCGTACACCAACACCATCATCGGCCTGGAGCCCTTGCTGCCTGCCCTGGTGGACAAAGGCGTGCGCGAAAAGCCGACCGACCCGTACCCGGTGACCGACCGAGCCACCGGCGCCGTGCGCTACGTGGACCCGGCCGACATGCTGCACTTCCCGGGCATCGGCTTCGATGGCCTGCGCAGCCTCACTCCCATTGCCGCCGCCTTGCGCCCGGCGGCCAGCATTGCCATGGCGGCCGACCAGTACGCCGGCGCCTTCTTCGCCAACGGCGCGCGGGCTGACTTTGCCGTCACCGTGCCCACCACCCTGAGCAAAGAGCAGCGCGACACCCTGCGCGAGACCTGGGCCAGCCGCCACGCCGGCGTGGGCAATGCCCACCTGCCCGCGGTGCTCAGCGGCGGCATGGACGTGAAGCAGCTCACCATGAGCGCCGAAGACGCGCAGCTGCTCAGCACCCGCAAGCACCAGGTGGAAGACGTCGCCCGCATCTTCGGTGTGCCGCCTCACATGATCGGCTACACCGAAAAGTCCAGCAGCTGGGGCAGCGGCATCGAGCAGATGTCGATCGGCTTCGTGCGCTACACCGTGGGCCGCTACCTGGACGCGATCGCGCAAGAGATCAACCGCAAGGTGTGGCCCCGCAACCGGCAGGTGTTCGGCGAGTTCAACCGCGACAGCCTGCTCGAAGGCGACACCGGCGCACAAAGCACCTACTTCAGCAAAGCCCTGGGCGGCCCTGGCACCCAAGGCTGGATGACCGTGAACGAGGTGCGCAAGCTCAAGAACCTGCCACCCATCGATGGTGGTGAAAAGCTGGTGCAAGCCGGCGCCCCCGCCCAGACCAACCCCCAGGAAGGGACCACCCCATGAACCCGCTGCTCAAGCTGCTGGCCAGCAACAAGGCGCGCGGCAGCTTCCGCGTGGAAGCCAAGACCGACGACGACAAGGACGAAGCCACCGTCTACCTCTACGACACCATCGTCAGCACCGACGAAGAGACCGAATGGTGGGGCGGCGTGAGCCCGCAGTCGTTCGTGAAAGCGCTGAACGACATCAAGGCCAGCACCATCCACCTGCGCGTGAACAGCCCAGGCGGCAGCGTGTTCGCCGGGCGCGCCATGGAGCAGGCCCTGCGCGAGCACAGCGCAAAAGTGATCGCCCACGTGGACGGCCTGGCCGCCAGCGCCGCCAGCTTCCTGATCATGGGGGCTGACGAAATCCGCATGGCGCCCGGCAGCTTTCTGATGATCCACAAGGCCTGGATATTCACCTTCGGCAACGAAGACGACCTGCGCAAGCAGGCCGATCTGCTGGCCCAGATCGACACCAGCCTGGTCAAGACCTACGCCACCCGCACCGGCCAGAAGCCGGAAGACATCGCCGAGTGGATGGCCGCCGAAACCTGGATCGAGGCCGACCGCGCCGTCGAGCTCGGCTTTGCCAACACGGTGGACGCCGGCGCCAAGGCGAGCAACGCCGTGAACTGGGACACCAGCGCGTTCAAGAACGCGCCCCGGCTGCAGCCAGCCCAGCCACCCGAGCCACCGGCCAAAGCCCAGCCCGCCCCCGAAGCCCTGCGCCGCGCGGCCCTGCTGGCCCTCATTCCCCCGGCCTGAACGGCCTTTCAGTTTTGCCCAATCGCTCGCGCGTGAAGGCGCCTCGCCGCTGGGACTTCAGCGGTTTTTTTTGTTCCATTGAAAGGACAGCACCATGAAAAAAGGCATCCACGCCTTGCGCGAGCGCCGCGACGCCCTCGCCATCAACCTCGCGGCTCTGGTCGACAAAGACAAGACGCCCGAGTGGAAACCCGAGCACCAGGCCCAGTACGACACGGCCATGAAGGAGATCGGCGACATCGACGCCGAGATCAAGCGCCACAACGACGCCATGGCCGCCATCGGCGCTGGCTTCGGCAACGGGACCGTGAGCGATGAAGACCGCAACGTCTTCACCCGCACGCCCGGCGCCCACGGCAACGCCGAAGAAGGCCGCGCCCTGCGCAGCTACCTCGCCGGCGGCCTGGCCAACATGGCGCCCGAAGACCGCGAGCGCATGAGCGCCCGCGTCAACCCGGACATCCGCGCCGCCATGAGCACCACCACCGGCAGCGAGGGTGGCTTCACCGTGGCCGGCGAGTGGTATCGCCAGCTCACCGAAGCCCTGCGCGCCTTTGGCGGCATCCGCGCCGCGGCCACCGTGTTCCAGACCGCCACCGGCGCGCAGCTGAACTTCCCCACCGCCAACGCCACCAGTGAAATCGGCGCTATCGTGGGCCAGAACGTCACGGTGGGCGCTTCGGTGGACACGACCTTCGGCAACATCACGATGGACGTGTTCAAGTACACGAGCCGCCCCATCGCGGTGCCGTTCGAGCTGATCCAGGACTCGATGTTCGACATCGAAGCCTACATCCGCCGCGTGCTGGCCACCCGCATCGGCCGCATCACCGCCACGCACTTCACCACCGGCACCGGCACCGGCCAGCCGCGCGGCATCGTGCCGGCGGTCACCGTGGGCCGCACCGGCGCCACCGGCACCACCACCAGCGTCACCTACAACGACCTGGTGGACCTGGAGCACAGCGTCGACCCGATCTACCGTGGCCGCCCGGGCGTGGGCTTCATGATGCACGACACCGCGCTGCGTCAGGTGCGCAAGATCGTGGACAGCCAGAACCGCCCGATCTTCGTGCCCGGCTACGAGCAAGGCAACCCCGGCGGCGCCCCTGACCGCCTGCTGGGCCGCCCCATCGTGATCAGCCAGGAAATGCCGGTCATGGCCGCCAACGCCCGCTCCATCCTGTTCGGCGACTTCCGCGAGTACATGATCCGCGAAGTGATGGACCTGACGCTGTTCCGTATGGCCGATTCGAAGTACATCGAGAACGGCCAGATCGGCTTCGTCGCGTTCAACCGCCAGGGCGGCAACCTGATCGATGTGGGCGACGCGGTGCGCGCGTTCCAGAACAGCGCCACCTGATCCTCCTGGCGCCTGAGCACCGGCCAGCCCTCCCGCGGCTGGCCGGTTCCCCGTTCAACCCATTCAACGAGATCCACCCATGAAAACCAAGCTCATCGCCCTGATGGCCCTGGCGCTGGCCGAGCATGCCTTCCTCAGTGCCGACGTCGCCGCCGGTGCCGAGTTCGAAGTCGATGCCGACCACGCCGAAGGGCTGCTCACCACCGGCAAAGCCAAGCTGGCCGAAGCCGCGCCCGCCACGCCGAAAGCCAAAACCGTCAAGGCCCGCGTGCTGGCCGCCTGCTGCTGGGGCCAGCCCAACGACCTGGCCGACATTCCGGCCGACCAGGCCAAGGCCGCCGAAAAGGAAGGCGTGGTCGACACCGACAAAGCCGCCGTGGCCTACGCCGCCGGCCTGGAGCAAAACCGCAAACAAGGCTGAGCCCAGCCCGCTGCGTGATGCACACCGCCCCGGTGTGCATTGCAGAGCGCGTTGCCCGCTGTTCACCACAAGCCCATGAAACACTTCCCCCGCCGCACCACAGAGCCCACCGCCGAGCCGCTGAGCGTGTCTGAAGCGCTGGCGCACCTGCGCGTGGACGAGGGAGAGGAAAGCGACTACGTGCGCAGCCTCATCCGCACGGCGCGCATGAACGCCGAGAACCGCACCGAGCGCACCCTGATGCCCAGCACCTGGACGCTGCGGCTCGACGCCTTCCCGGTCTGCGACGCGGGCCTGATCGAGCTGCGGCAGCCGCCGGTGACAGCGGTCACCAGCGTGACCTACATCGACGCCGACGGCAACACCCAGACCGTGCCCACGGCCGACTACGTGCTCGACACTTTCAGCGAGCCGGGCCGCCTGTTGCCTGTGGACAAATGGCCGCTGGCCGCCAGCCGCCCGGGCGCTGTGACCGTGGTCTACACCGCCGGTTACGCCAGCGCCGCCGCCGTGCCCGCGCCCATCAAACACTGGATGCTGCTGGCCCTGACCGACCTGTACGAATTGCGCCAGCGCAGCGGCGAAAAACAAGCGCTGCCGCACGACTTTGCCGACAGCCTGCTGGCCGAATACCGCGTGCTGGGGGTCTGAACGCCATGAACCTGTTCGACCCCGGCCGCCTGAGCGAGCGGGTCACCATCGAACGCCGAACCCAGCAGCCGGGCGACTTTGGCCACCCGGTGGACACCTGGGCACCGGTGGTGTGCACCGTGTGGGCCAACGTCATGCCCATTGGTGGGCGCGAGCGCATGGCGGCCAATGCCATGCAGGCCAGCCTCACGCACACCGTGCTGGTGCGTTGGCGCGAAGAGTTGATGCAGCCGCTGGAGGCGCCGCGCTGGCGCATCCGACACGGCAGCCGGTTTTACAACATTCAGGGCCTGCGCGATGTGGACAACGCGCGCCGCTGGATCATTTTTGACTGCCAAGAAGGGGGCGCCGATGGCCACTGAAGAGAAAAAACCCAGCGTTCCGGCCAACCGGGCGTATGTGTTCGCCAAAAACTGCACCAACGACCACGGCACCTTCGCCAAGGGCGACAAAGCGCGCGGTGCGTTCTCGCCCGAGCTGGTGGCGGCTTACCTGGCGGCCGGCATTCTGGTGGAGGCGCCGCGTGGCGACTGACTCAACCGAGTACGTGAGCGGCTTGAAAGAGCTGGACGCGATTTTGAAGAGCCTGCCTGCCAAGGTGGAAGGCAACGTGATGCGCGGTGCGCTGCGCGCCGGGCAGACGGTAATGCTGAATGGAGCCCGGGCTGAACTGGTGGCCCAAGGATCTGTTGATTCAGGTGAGCTGCTGCAAAGCCTGCGCATTCGCCAGGCTGTGCGCTCCAAAAAGTTCGGATGGGTTCGGATGCGGCTGATTGCGGGCAACCCGATAGCCTGGTATGCGCACTTTGTCGAGTACGGAACTGCAACTTTTTACACCGGGTCTGGCAAAAGCAGGCGCCGCCCGTATGTGATCAAAGCCAAAGACGCTGAAGGAAAACGATTCAGCAGTAGGGAAAAGCGCCGCGCAAACAGGGGCGGGGAGGCCAGTGCTCTGCGGTTTATGGGAATGATGGTTGAAAAAGTTGTGCATCCTGGCTCAAAACCCAAGCCTTTCATGCGTCGCGCGTTTGACAAACACAGCAAGGCGGCGGTCAACGCCATTGCGGACTACATCCGCAGGCGCCTGCCCAAAGAAGTTGCAAAGGCTGGCCGATGAACCCCGAACCCATCATGGACGCGCTGCTCCGCGCCCCGGCCATCACCGCCGTGGTGGGTACCGGCGTGGCGCTGGAGCAGCTGCCCCAGGGCGCTACCTACCCGGCGCTGGTGTACCGCACCGTCACCGTGTCGCCCATTGACCGCATGTGCTCGCCATCCGTCACCTACACCAGCCGTGTGCAGGTGAACCCGCTGGCCCAGAGCATGGGACAGGTGCTGGCGCTGCATGCGCTGGTGCGCACGGCGGTGGAGGGCTTTGCCCAGCGCACCGTGGCCGGGCGCCGCCTGGTGTGCGCCAAGTTTGAAAGCCTCGGCCCGGCCAGCAAAGACGAATTCACCGGGGTGTGGACGCAGCCTGCGGACTACATCCTGACCCACGAATGACGGCACACGCCGCCAACAGCAACCGCCGCGAGGCGGTATTTTTTTGCCCGCGTTGCGGGTTTTGAACCCAAAGGAACCCCACCATGGCAGTCAACAGCAGCCTTGCAACTTGCATTTCGGTGTCCGTCGCGGCACCGGCCTCGCACACCTCCGCCGGTTTTGCAGCCCTTACCTACACCCAGGTGGGCGAGCTGGAAACCATTGGCGATGTCACGCAGACCCGTGCGGCCATCACCTTCAAAAACCTGTGCACCGGCAAAACCAGCACGCTCAAGGGCAGCGAAGAGGGCGTCAACATCCCGGTCACCGTGGCGCTGGACCGTGACGACGCGGGCCAGATCCTGATGACCACCGCCTACGCCAGCAACACGCAGATCCTGAGCGTGCGCATTCAGGAAGCCAACGGCGACGCCATGTACTTCCGCGCGTTCGTCATGAGCAACACCGTGGCCTACGGCGGTGGCCCTGACGAAGTGAAGCGCCGCAGCTACAGCTTCGGCGTGGTGGCACCGTCCACCGCCGACCCGACCATCGTCGAAGTCAACGCCGCCTGATCGCCAGACCAGCCGGCCACACCGAGCACCGACCCGGCCGGGTTCTCACTCTTCGCGGGGTGAGGCCTGGTCGGGCACGGGCACTGCTTTTCCATCATCCCCGCGAAGGACATCACCATGCACGACAAAGCGCCCGGCGCACACCCTGAAGACTTCAGCGCCTTCTTTCTGCAAGACACCAGCACGGTGCAGATCAAACTGCCCACCGGCGAACCCATGCTCTACCAGGGCCAGCCGGTGGCCGTGGTGGTGTACGGGCCCAGCACCGAGCGGCACACCGCCGCCAAAGACGCGCTGGACCGCGAAGCCGCACGCGGCATCATGGCCGCCCTCGCGCCTGGCAAAGAAGGCCCCGCCAAAGATGCGGACGCCAAGTTCCTGAGCGCTGTCACCGAGCGCATCGACAACTTCCCGTACCCCGGCGGCCCGGCGGCGGTGTACCGAGAGCCGCGGCTGAAGTACCTGGCCGACCAGGTGCGCGCCCACCTGGGCGACTTGGGAAACTTCTTCAAGGGCAGCGCGCAGGGCTGACGCTGCATGCCCGCAAGCTCGGCTGGCTGTCTGCGCGCCCCGTGGGGCCCGATGGCAAGCCCGCCGAGCGCACCCGGGCGCAAGAGCTGCAGCGCAGCGGCAAGCCCGCCAGCCTGCCGCCCGCGCCCGCTTACCTGCTGGCCTGGCTGCACGAGCTGGGCCTGTGCAGCCCAGGCCCCGAACCGCTGCCCGCCAGCGAGATCGCGGCCTGGGCCAGCGGCTCTGGCCACCGCCTGCAGCCCTGGGAGTTTTCAGCGCTGCAAGAAGCCAGCCGCGCGTTTGTAGCCGAGTACCAGGCAGGCAACCCGCTGCCGCCAGACGAACCACACCAAAAACCCGACCAGAAAGCCCTGAGCAGCAAGCTCAAAGGCCTGGCCGCACAGATCAACAGAAAGCCTGAGACATGACCACTGTTGCCCAGCTGACCATTGAGATGGCGGCCAACGTTGCGCGGCTGACCACCGACATGGCCGCCGCGCGCCGCACGGTGGACAACACGTTCGGCGCGATCGGCAAAGACGTGGCCAAGCTCAAGACGCTGCTGGGTGGTGTGTTCGCGGGCTTTGGTGCACAGCAGACGCTGGGCAAGCTGATAACGGTGCAGCGGGAATTCGACGTGCTCAACAGCTCGCTGATCACCGTTTCAGGCTCCAGCACCATGGCCGAGCAGCA